AGAGTTGAAGTCTATTCGGCCTTCCATGCGTGCCGCGTCGAGTTCTGCTTCGTGTTTTTCGAACTCCCACGGCTTCATCTTGCCGATCTCTGAAGCTTTCCACATTTTTCCACCATCGTTCGACCGTGAAACTTCTTTCGAAGCTGTTTTCGATACGGACATAGCCGCATCACTTTTCTTGGTCGCTTTAGTCGATGATTTCTTTTTCAAACCGTTATCAGACTTGTAGAGATCTACAACGCGGCTTGCCCAGTGGGCGTCGGTTGCGTTGTTGTAAACCCCGTCAGAGATAGAGTTAGGCTGTAATTTGAGCCACTCCCGAAAGGCATCGCTGCTTTTCAACTCTTCGAAGTCCGGCTGCAATCGTAACAACTCTTGATATGCTCGATCTTTTTCAAGATTTTGCTCTCGTTGCTTGATTACCTGCAACTCTTCTTCGAGATCTTTCACTCGCGCTTCAGACTGCGAGGAAGATATCTGGTGGATTGCTTGATATACATCCGGGTGTTGAATCCGGAAACTTTCAAGATCCGTTTCTGGTTCTGAAGATTGTGGTAGCGGAGTTTTAAGTCGATTGATCAGATCTTCTTTTTCCGTTTTCCACTCTGTCAACTTTTCGTCGTAATGACGTTTGAGGTCATCGTAACGCTTTTTGAATTCAGGCTCTTCGGGGGTTTCTTCGGGCGTTTCGTCAGGTGCGAAACTTTTAGGAGAGTCTGCAGCTTTTTCAACTACCTCCTCTGTCTCTTCCTCACTTGCCTGTTGCTCCTCCGAGCTATCTTCATCATCATCTTCGTAAACCTCCTCTCGGTATTTTCCTTTGTATAGAGAGTCTTGATTTACAGTTCCGAAAGAGTCATTCGGTTTGTTTGCGCGGTGTCCGCGTGCTTTTTTTGCCATTTGTCTTACCTCACTTGCGGGGCCACTTGGCGTGTGGGTGGCCGCTTCGGTCATATCGGGGCCGCATTACGCGGGTGGCCGACTATTCTTCTAAGCGCGTTTCGTTTCCTTCAACTTCTTTTTCGTAGCAGGAACGCCGCGCTTATTAATCTTTTCGAGTTCGTCGAGTCCGATGGCTGCTACGACTTCAGGACGAACGTAAATTTCTCCACTCGAAGCGAGGATAGGCTGCTTCGATTTTTCAAGTTCGATGCCCTTCGACTTTACGTATCTTTCGGCATCTTCAATTTTTTTGATGAGGTCCATCTCCCCAGCAAGCTTTACAGCCTCTTGGTTGATTACGAAGCCGTCTTCTTCTGCTTTGGGCATCGGGATGTCGTCGGCTACGGATTCTGCGTCAGTGACTTCTGACGGAGGTCGGTCGATGAAACCCGACTCCTCTACGTCTCCCTGTAGCTCGTTGACTGTCAGGATAGACTTCTCCGGCACGAGACGGTCTTCGTCCTCTACGAAGCCGCCCGTGCTATATCCAGAACGTCCCCGACCTGTGCCACCAAAGCCGCCGGGCGTAGGACCACTTCCTAGTCCTGTCTGACCTCCAGTGAAGTCTCCCGACCTAGAAGACCCGCCATCGAATGAATACTGATTCGGCGTACCCGCTGGCGAAGAATCGCCGCCGTTGCCTCCGCCGGGGTCGGTCTGATATCCCTGATCGTCGTAGTACGTTGGCGTTCCACCCTCGAAGGATGGGCCTTGCACTGTCGGGCCACCGTCACCATCGCCACCGCCTGCCGGAGTGAATCCGGGAGGTGGTCCGGGAGGTGATCCATCGTCTCCAGTCGATGTTATTGTTTCGGTCGTGGAGGTTGTAGTCTTGCTTCCGGGCTTCGTGTTCGGCTTCATAACGTCCGACTGTTTCGTCGCTTTGTTGATAGAGTTTTGTAGGTGTGCAATCAACTCTGCCTGAGTCGCATCCGATCCCATATTTCTTGCGCCGTTGAGCCACTCAGTAGCAACTGCGTTCGAAGCCACTTCGTTGTATTTGCCGTCATTGACAACTCGGAATTGAGTTTTTGCGAGATCTTTCAAGTCTGACAGGTTGCCTAGTCGTCCGACACCCACGACAGCGTTGAATCTACCATCGAGAGTGTAGCCACCTCGATCCGTTCTGATCAGAGCGTTCGTGAAATCTATATCCGTGACTGCTTCACTTATGTCTTCGTCAGTTCCGGTAGTCAAAGCAGCAAGAAGCTCTTGGCCCTTAGCCGCCCCTTGCGTGTAATTTTCGATGTTACGGGCGATGCTTTGCGGGATGGTCTTGCCGTTGACTGACAAGTCTCCCTGATATCTGCTCGATCCCGGAAGACGATAAAGAATGCTTCCGCGCTCGTCGCCTAGTCTGATCGCGAAACCTTTGGCATTACCTACGGCGTCTGCATTCGCAGCGTTGAATTTCGCAATCTCATTGAGAGCCTCGAACTCTTCGTTTACAGATGCTGCTGCGAATACGTTTAGCTTTCCGCTTTTTGAAATACCGCGAAAGCCTTTTCCTGTCGGATCTGTCAGGGTGTAGGCGTCGATTAGGGGAATCGAACGGCCCACATCCGCATCCGGGTCTGACGGACTTACGGCTCCGAATGTTCCGTTCCGTTCGAGGCCCATACCCGCCAAGTACGTAGAGAAGTCCCCGTGGATGACATCTTCCGGATTTATGACTTGTAGTCCGGCTATGTTCAGGGCCGGGTTACTTCCGCCGATGAGATCCATCGCATAGTTAGGTTCTGTCGGATCTTCTACTCTCGGTCGCTTTAAAACGTAGCGCGGATCTATCGGGGGAAGGACCGGCTGCGTAGGTGAGGGCGGAGTCGGAGCCGCTGGCGGCGTCGGAGGAGTAGGACGCCCAGAATAATAATCGAAAAAACTACTCACTTTTGTTGTTCTCTTTCAAAACGGCTTTGTAGTTATTGTTCAAGTTGAGGAGCGTTTCCAGTAAAACCAGTCTCCCCTGCAACTGGCGCATCTCCGATTCCGACTGCGCGACCATCAGGGCTTGTACCACCAGCGTCTTGAGGCTGTTGAGGTACTCCTCCAACCCCTCCCATGCCGGGGGGTTGTTCAGCAGCGGGGCCACCATCCGGGCCTGATCCTTGTTGAGCATTCTGCATCATCCCTTGCAACATCTGAGCGTAGATCTGTGCCTCGTTTACGTTGTTGACTAAGCTATCCGGATCGATATCTTGTGTGATCGCCAACTCGCGAATGAGGTTAGGTATCTTGATAAACGGAGCAAGCATCGGATTAGACACGGTCTGAAGTAAGGCGATAAGACGCTGACTGCGAACTTCCTTCTGCATAACCGCAGCTACACCGCGAGGCTTGATTTCTAGGTCACCACCGATTTCATCCATGTCCTCATTGAACTGCATGTTCCACTGGTAGTACGACTCGCCGAGAGGCTTGAGTAGGTGATCATCTACGTTCTTGATCACGGTCTTCATAGACAGACTTGCACCGCCCATCAACATCGATAGACCTGCTGCGGTTCGTCCGGTGCCCGTGACGCCCGTCTGACCGTGCATGATAGACGGAAGACCCGTCTCCTCATCCGCAAGCTGACGGCTGATCTGATACATCTGAATGTTTTCAGGAGCCGTGTTCGGAAACTTGAGGCCGTTGATTGCCGTGCCTGTGACACCTGACTGCCGTCGGAATATCTTACCGGGGAAGATGTCCATGTTCTGTCCGGGGACCAACGATGCCTCATCGACATCGAAAACAAGGTTGCCAGCGAGGGCGAGATTGTCGATTGCCATACGAACGTGTCCGTTCATCAGCAACTGGGCATCCTCCATGTTCTCTGCGATACCGACACCCCAGATCTGATAGGGGTTGATTTCGTAGGGCATGGCGAAAAAGGGCAGACGAGCCGGAGTGAAGGGATTGATCACACAGCGCAGGATTACGTTTCCGCAGATCCATGCGTTGATCTGCATCTGGGTCATTTCCCCGTTGTCGTTTTCGTCGTTTAGCAGACCGACAGCACGTGCCATCTGCGCGTCGATGACGCCCCAATACTCCAAGACTTCGAATCTGTTTTCTTGATAGTACGCATCCGTTTCGTCTTCGCGTATCGTGTCTTCGAAATACTTGTCTTCGTAGTTCGGCCCATTTGCCAATGCTTCTTCGATTTGCTCTTTGTCGAAGTGTGGCATGAGGATGAGGCTGCGTAGCTGTTCACGATTCATCCGATGTCGCTGGATGACATACTCGGAATCTTCCATGCTTGCAGCCGATGGATCAGGATAGAAATCCCATATAGATACGTGTTCGATGCGAGGGACTAGCTTCTCGTACGGATTGTACGTACGATCTCCCCCGTCTCCCCGCTCCCAGCGATGTATCCGCTTGTACATATTCAGCGGACCCTTGACGACACCCGTGCCCATCAGGGCGGCTTCGAAGATACTTTTACGGATCACCGTGACGGCATTCGTGTCGACAAGCTGATCGTGGATAACCTTCTCACACTTGAGAGCCGACTCTTGAGCAGGAGAGATCTGTGGCTCTCCGATGTTCGCTTTGCCCTCGACGACGGGTGCGTTTCCGAGTCTTTCCTCGTACGCACCTAAGAAGTCTTTCGAAGTATCTGCCTGTAACGCTCCGGGAGCGAGGGATCTTCCGTCCCCTTCGAACCCGTACGGATCTTGGGCTGGCTCTTGGCTGATCAGGTCGTCGATGGGCGTCTTCATGTGAGCGAACTCAGCGACACCCTCCGGGACAGGAGTAGACTCTACGACGATAGGAAATTTTTTGTTGGCAAAAAGTATGTCTACAATTTGCCCGTACGCTGCAAGAACCTTCGTCTTGGTGATCTTGATGAACACCTTAGACCGTTCGGAGTCTCGGTATTGTGTTGTCGAGTCGTAGATGCCACGAAAGTTTTTGTACGCTTTCAGCCAGCGCTGTTCGTACGCGTAACGACCGTTCTCCGAATCTTCGAACTTCGCACGTATGTAATCTGCAAGATACGGTGCTTGTTCGTCCGGAGAGACTACCGAGATAGGCTCGTCATCAGCAGGTTCTAAAAACCTATCGTCCATAGAAAGGACTCCTTAGTAATCTCGTTGATCAGCCATGCTGAACAAAGAAGCTTCTACCGTAGGCTTTGTCTGCTGCTTCGGCATATCTTCTGTAAGAACATCAGTCTTCGCGCGAGTGTCGAATTCAAGACCCTCACGATGAAGCTGTGCAGCGCCACCCTGATTGTCGACAGTCTCTTTGTCGGCATTCATGATGTACGATTCACCCATGTTCAAGTTCATAACTCACTCCTTTTTTTATCGAGCCATAAAGCTCGGTGTTGTATCTATGTCTTGCATAGCCGCGTCGTCTAGGACGACGTTTTCCATAATATCTTGTGGGCTTCCCTCACCGAAGTCCGGCTCCATGAACACGTCCATGAGCCGAGCCTCTTCCGCACCCTCTGCCGTGCCTATCGCCGGACGGAAACTTTTTGTAGTCGTTCCTGATCCGCCGGGGCGGATGTTCTCAGCAGCACGACGTTCTGCAGCTTGAGCGTCTAAAACCAGACGTTGTTCTTCCGTGATGTCCCCTCCCTCGATGGGAGTTATCATAGACGTTGCTAGTTGTGTGCCTAACGCTACGGGATTCGCTGCAGAGCTTGCTACTCTGAGAGCCTGTAGTCCCTTCGTACCAGCAAAGTATGCAGCCTCTTCGAGACCCGTCTGGACGATGAAGTCTGCTACTTCTTCTTTGTCGAGACTTTCATTGTCACGCAAGCCCTGTGCGAGTAGGGCAGCAGCGCCACCGGCTTTGAGCTTCGGATCGTGCAAGCCTCTCAAAAGATCTCGTGTTACGGCGTTCCTTTCTTCGGGGGTTTCCTCCGGGGCAGGAAGAGCCGCAGGAGGGGCGTCCTGCACGATAGTGATCGGTTTCATCTGTTTCGCTTCTTGTTCACTATACGGAAACGTGATGTTGACATTGGTTGCATCGTCCGCACCGATAAGAACTTGTGACGCTCCGATTGTCCCCTGAGAAGCATCTATCTTTCCACCGCTTTGCAGCCACATTCCGATGATGTCCTGATCCGGAGCAAGGATCATATCTTCGGAAAATCCCATCGCATCAGTCAGTTGCTCTCGAAAGTAGGTGTGTAGACGAATGTGCGGCTGTGTTTCTTCAAGAGTGTGAGATCCCGGAACTTTTCCTTGATACCCATCCTCGATACTTGCTGCGCCTCTGTACGCTCGTCCTCTCATCGCTCCGGATGTGACTGCGTCCGTGCCTAGAGCGAAGTTTGCCGTGATGTTCATATTACGAAGTAGGTACGCACGTGGCAGTGAAAGAATTTCTTTGCCGGTTTCGGCGTCGAACATCAAGCCTGTTCCGTTGGGGCCACGTACCTCGATCTGCTTGAGGACGCGGGTCATGTCCCCTTCTTTTATAGGATTGCCCTTGTTGTCCACGAACAGGGCATCTACGCCCCCCTGACCGATCAGGCGTTGATGGCGCAGCATGTTCGCCTTGAAATACGCGACGATGTCAGGGGACATCGGAATGTTTATTTCCGTGTTCATCTTTGTCATTCCCGGAGGAATGAACAGTCCCGGAACTTGATTCTTTGCAAATCGTCCGGTGCCGGAGGGTGCCCGGTAGGCAGACACGGGCATACGCTCTACTTCACCGGGACGGAAACCTAAGTCGATCTGCATGAAAAGGGCACGTACTACGTGTTCATCTTGTGGATTTTTCAACACGTAGTCGAGAAGTCCCTTTTTCAAGAGGCCGACATTCTCGTGACGAAAACGAAATCTATTTGCTAACGGGCCGGGCTTCTTCGGATTGACAACCGAGTCCGTCATACGCGGAAGGAAGTTGTCGTATCTTTTTTGTACGTCTCTGTTTTCTGCGAGACTGAGTTGGTGGATGATATTTTCTTCGATAGCGTCGACGTGACTGTATAGTCTACGACGAGCATTCGTGCCTTCTGGGTCACCCTCTCCACTCTTTGCCACTCTCTCTGCAGCCCGTGCTTGAGCTTCCATAGATGCTTTGTAAAGAGGATTCGCCTCTTGCATCTCGAATCCGGCATCGAGAAAACGTATGAGAGGTTCGTCGAGAAGACTTGCGAAGGCAGGATTGTTCCGAAACGTATCTCCGATTGTATCCTTCTGAGCCTTGCCCGACGCTATGTGGGCAGCAGCACGTAGCTGAAGAAAGCGCCGTAGGGTTACCGTTTGAACATCGACCGCCTTGTCGTATATAAATTGATCTGTCTTTGCCATTTAGTATCCGAAGACTTCGTCTTGAACTTGAAAAACTTGTGTCTTTATTGCGTGGAGTTGTTGATGGATAGAAGCGTAACCGCTCATACGGGTCATCAACATGTAACGCAAGGCGTCGTACGCGTGATCCTCTGACTTCGTGTCTACGTCTTCGCTGTTACTTTTCGACAGAGGGATGCCAGCAAGCTGCTTGATAATATTCTGGCACGAAGAAAATATACGTAGGCGAGGTTCGTTTGTGTAGGGGTCGTCAGCTAGGCGACGATGTATTTCCATCTTTCCTTGAATACGATTTCGATCTGATGGCGTCCACCTCACGCCTACGCGCATCATCGTCTCTGCTATCGACGGACCGAATCCTGTCTTGTTCCAGCACGACGAGTCGAGTATCGTGTAGTGAGGCTGTGGATCTAATTGTTCTGCTTCTAATATTTTATCAGCCAGTTGCTCTGCTGTCAAGTGTTTAGCATATAATTCACGATAAACCCAGATATTATTGTCCCAGTCAATAGCCCCCCACAAAACGCACGACGGACTCGCATAGCCATAGTCCGCCGCTCGTATGCGGGGCCAGTTGGTAGGAAGGTCATAAGGCTCGACAACATGACGCACTCGTGAGAACTCGGGAAAGGCCGCTCCCTCCGCCACGTCCCAATCACCTTCGAGGAGTCGCCTTCGTTCGACATCCGGGAGCGACCTGAGCATAGCCTCGTATTGGCCGTCTGCCATCAGGTAGGGATTGTCGGTCAACCGCGCCGGTACGAATTTGCGAAGGAACAGCGGCTGACCTGCTTTCTCGTGACTGTCAGGCCACAGAAAGTCTTTTTTGGTTTCTATATCGAAGGCAGGAAAAGGCTTGTTTGGTTCCAAGCCATCGATATAAGTCTTCTTGACCCACCAACCACCCACTCCTCCGGGGTTGGCTGTGCAGCGCATGTACAGGTGTTGCTGGAGTTCAGGATCAGTAGTACGAAGGCGAGAACGCAAATAATCCCAT